AGTTTTGACCTACAAGCTGAAAAGTTACGACAAGTAAGAGATGAAGAACGTAACACAATAGAAGAACGTATAGCAGCTAACAATAGACTAAAGGAAACTTTAGATGAGCAAGAACAAGCGATGCTTAAACAAGTTGATTTGCAAATAGCAGCAGCACAAGCGGAGTTTGCTAAAAACCAAAACCAAGAGAACACTATACGCTTACTAGAAGCACAACAAGAGAAAGAAGCAGTATTAGCACAGATAGCAGGATTTAGAAGTGAGCAGTTATCTAATGACCTTGCACTAAACAGAGAAAAGCTAGAACTTGAACAAAGTATAAGCGATGCAGAAGCTGAACGTGCAATAAACGAAGCTACCTTTAATGCTGAACAAATAGAAAATGAGTATTTAAGATTACAGGCTTTAAGAGATGTAGCAGAGCAAGAAAAAGTTATAGAAGAAACTAGGCTTACCGAAAAGATGAACAGCTACAAGGTAGGTACACAAGCCTTTCAAGATGCTCAAAATGAACTATTGCAATTCCAACAAGAGAACGGACAAAAGCAAAAGGAGTTAGAAAGAGATATAAATAAGTCCAAACAACAAGAGATAACAAATGCACTTGGAAACATAGCAGGTATAGTAGGACAAAACTCTAAATTTGGAAAAGCTATTGCAGTAGTACAAGCATTAAGAGATACATATGCAGGTGCTAACAAAGCATTAGCGCAAGGTGGTATATTTGGATTTGTGGGTGCAGCAGCAGTAATTGCAGGGGGTTTGGCTAATGTTAAAAACATCACAGCCTCTAAAGACCCTAGACCACCAAGCTTTGCAAAAAGCGCAGGAGGGGGTACATCAACACCAACTGCGCCTGCATCAACCCCACCTGCATTTAACATAGTAGGAGCAAGTGGTACGAACCAATTAGCAGAAACAATAGCAGGTCAAACACAGAAGCCTATAAAAGCGTTTGTAACATCACAAGACGTAACAACTGCACAAAGTTTAGAGCGTAATATAGTAGAGGGCGCATCAATATAGTAAAATATAAAAATTAAACGTTATAGTTATATGAGGATAGTCGAACTTATTTTAGATGAAAATAGTGTAGAGGGTATAGAGGCTATCTCTATTGTAGAAAACCCTGCCATTGAGGAGGACTTTGTTGCACTAAAAAATGAAGAAGTACAATTAGCACAAATAGACAAACAACTATTGGTAGGTGCTTTGCTTATTCCTAACAAACCTATATACAGACGCAAGGGAGAAGATGAGTATTATATTTACTTCTCTAAAGACACTATCCGTAAGGCTGCTGAAATGTACCTTATGAAAGGCAATCAGAACAACAGCACACTAGAACACCAACACAGCTTAAATGGGCTTACGCTAGTAGAGAGTTGGCTAGTAGAAGATGAAACACACGACAAGTCTAGGAAGTATGGCTTAAACGTGCCTGTGGGTACTTGGATGGGTGTAGTCAAAGTAAACAACGATGAAGTTTGGAATGACTATGTAAAAACAGGCAAAGTAAAAGGTTTCTCAATAGAGGGCTACTTTATTGACAAGATGGAAAGACCTAAAGAACCTTTAAACGACTTCGAAGAAGAAGAAGCAGAGGAGATGCTATCTTATATCCGTAGAATTGTAAGAGATGACAAACGTTATAAAGACGGTAAGAAAGAAGAACTAGAAAGCTACTCTGACTATCCTGATGCTGTAAAAAACAACGCACAAAGAGGCATAGACCTAAACAAAGAAATAAACAATAAATGTGCAACTGACGTAGGCAAGATACGAGCGCAACAATTAGCACAAGGTAAACCTATTAGCGAAAACACTATTAAACGTATGTACTCTTATTTGTCAAGAGCAGAGGAGTATTACGATGAAGGGGACACAAAGGCTTGTGGTACTATTTCCTACTTGTTGTGGGGTGGTAAAGCTGCTAAACGATGGTCAGAAAGTAAACTAAAAGAATTAGGCTTGTTAGAGTTAAGCGAAGTAGTAAGCGACACTATGGCTATTATAGATGATAGACTAGCATACTCCACTAAAGAACTAGCAATAAAAGCAGCACAGGATATAGGTTGTGAGAGTTACCACGAACACGAGTACGAGGGTAAGACTTGGTTTATGCCTTGTGAGCAGCACCAACTTAAAGCACCCTGTCAAGAGGGCTATGAGCAGTACGGAATGAAAAGAAAGAATGGCAAATTAGTGCCAAATTGTATACCTATTAAGTAATGGCTAAAAGAATAGAAGTAGCACATATAGTAAAGCCTAAAATTAAAAGAAAGGGTGTACACGCTAAAACTAAAATGTCAAGTATAAAAGGTAGTAAGAACTATAAGAAAAAATATAAAGGACAAGGCAAATGTTAAAGAGATTTTTGACACCATCACACACAAGCCCTAAAAGTAGTAAACGTGGATGTTTATGTGCTGACAAAGACACTTACAGTACTAAATGCTGTAAAGGTAAATTGATAAATCAAGGAATAGGTAAAGTATAATATATATTATGAAAACAAATAAAAACACAATGAGCAAGATTGCTCAAATAAATAAAGAAGAATTATCTGCTCAAAAGGTGGAGTTAAATATGCAACAAGATATCGATAAGGTGTTGGATAGGTTAATATCTGAATTTCAATCTTTACGAAGTATTGAGGGAGATATTGATGTGCAGTTTGAAAAAGTAAAAAGGGCAAAAGCAGATTTAGATGATTTTATCCGAGACGCTAAACAAGCACAAAAAGAAACTCAAAAAAGAGTACAAGAAGCAAATCAAGTTAAAGCTAAAGCAGAAAAAGCTGCAAAAGATTTAGGTGTAGATGCTAAAGCAATAAAAGGGTATAACGAAATAGATGACATTATATCCGAAGCCGAAGAAGAAATTAGGAATATAACTTCTTTTATTAAGCAGGTATCTTAAAAATGTAAAATAAGTTAAATAAATAGTTATAGTTATATGAAAGCAACCGAAATGTTAAATAAGATTAAAACCTATCTAGGTGAAGAAGCTACTGACATTGTGAATGATGTTGAGCAAAGCCAAGAAAAGGTTGAACTAGCAACTGCAAAGCTAGACAACGGTACTGTGTTAGAAGCAGAAGCGTTTGAAGCAGGAAAAGAAATATTTATAATTACTGAAGATGACAAAGTAGCATTGCCTGTTGGCGATTATACTATGGAAGACGGTAAGATGCTAGTAGTAGCAGAAGAAGGCATTATTGCTGAAATCAAAGACCTAGACGAAGAAGCTGAAGTAGAAGCTGAAGAAGATAAAGAAGAAATGGGTTATGTTACTAAAGAAGAACTAGCAGAAGCAGTATCTGAAATCAAAGCTATGATTGAGGATATGAAGAAAGAAGAAATGAGCGAAGAAGCAGAAGTGGAGTTATCAGAGGAATTACCGAAAGAAGTAAAAGAGGAATTGTCTGAACCTGCTGCCGAGCCTATTGCTCATAACCCTGAACAAAAAAATAACAATATTGGTGTAAAGTTTGCACAAAACAGAAAGCAAACAACACTCGATAAAGTAATGTCTAAAATTAACAATTAAAATTAAATAAAATGCCAAACCCAACTATTACAAGTTCAAGTTACGCAGGAGAGTTTGCAGGAAAATATCTTGCTGCTGCACTTTTGTCTGCTGATACACTAGATAGCGGAACTGTTACTATTTTACCTAACGTAAAGTATAAAGCTGCTATGAAAGTAGGTTCTTTTGCAAATCTTGTCCGCTCTGCTGACTGTGATTTTGACGATAGCACCTCTACAATGACACTAACCGAGAAAGTACTTACTCCTGCTGAATTGCAAGTAAACTTACAAATCTGTAAGAAAGAATTGCACGCAGATTGGGAAGCTGCTCAAATGGGCTTTAGTGCTTTTGATGAATTGCCACCTTTATTCTCTGACTTCGTTATCGCACAGGTAGCTGCTGAAGTTGCTAATGCAACTGAAACTTCTATCTGGTCAGGTAGCACAGGAGAAGGTTCTTTTGATGGCTTTGATACTCTATTAACTGCTGACGGTGGTGCTGATGTAACTGCTGCTTCTGTTGATAGCACAAACGTAATTGCACAATTAGGTGCTATTGTAGATGCTATTCCTTCTACTGTTTACGGAAAAGAAGACCTAAACCTTTATGTATCTTCTAACATCGCAAGAGCGTATGTACGTGCTTTAGGTGGATTTGTTGCTACTATTGGTGGTGCAGGTACAGATAACAAAGGTTCACAATGGTACAACGGCGGTCAGCTTTCTTTTGAAGGTATCAACATTGTTGTAGCTAAAGGACTTGCTGATAACACAGCAATTGCTGCACAGAAATCTAACCTATTCTTTGGTACAGGTCTACTAGATGACCGTAACGAAGTTAAAGTTATTGATATGGCTGACCTAGATGGTTCACAAAACGTAAGAGTTGTGATGCGTTACACAGCAGGTGTACAATACGGAGTAAGAGGCGATATCGTTCTTTACTCATAATATTAACTAACATAGAAAGGGTGGGTTAGGTATATCCTACCTGCCCTTTTTTAATAAATAAATAAATATGAGTTGTGCAATAACAAAAGGTAGAGGTATAGGCTGTAAG